GATCTTCCATCTAATCCCTTTTCTTTCGAAGTTTTGAATCTTGTATCCAAGCAACGATCAAATGTAAAGAAGGTAGAACTACTTAAAAGATATGAGCATCCTTCTTTAAAGGCAATTTTTATTTGGAATTTTGATGAAACTATTACTTCTGTTCTTCCAGAAGGTGAAGTTCCTTATGCTGCCACAAGTGAGCAAAATTCTTTCAGTGGTACACTGTCCGAAAAGATTACTGATGCCGTTGATAAGATGAGTGAACTTGGATCTAATTCATTAGGTTCTCAAGATCAAGGAAGATCTTCAATTCGTAAGGAATATGAAAAATTTTATAATTTTGTGAAGGGTGGTAATGATGGACTGAGTTCTCTTCGCAGAGAAAGTATGTTTATCAACATTCTTCAGGGTCTTCATCCTTTAGAGGCAGAAATTCTGTGTCTTGTAAAGGATAAGAAACTTGACACTAAGTATAAAATTACAAAAGAAATTGTTTCTGAAGCATATCCTGATATCCAATGGGGAAATCGAGGATAAATTTAATTTTTAATTATGGGGTAATAAATTTGGAAAACAAAACTAAAGACGAAACAATGTCAGTAGAAAAAGAGAAACCATCAAGTAAAGATAATGTATCTGAAATTTGGTCAAGTAAAGAGCGAGAAACTTCCAAGTCTCGGTATGAGTGTGAAATTATACATGAAGGATGTACTAGGCAGGATGCAAAAAATAAGCAACTGCCTGTAGATTCATACTTAGTATCTTATTTAAATGATGATAAGTTGTGTTATGATATCATTAGAACCGGTAAAAGAGTCAATATCTTTGATATGTACTATGATAAATTCGGTGATTGTCTTAAATCTATTGAGTGGACTGAGGGTAGTGTAAATCCTAGACTTTGGGGATATAAACCACCTCAACCTAAGAAGAGAAAGTGATTTTAAAGGTACTGGAAGATCTTTCCGGTACTTTTTTGTTTATATGTAATTTTATAAATAACTAAAAAAAGAAAAAGATGAAATCATTTAATCAGTTTCTAAATGAATGCTATTTGAGTGAAGAGGAGGTGCAGGGCAAAGTACTTACAAATAGAGGAACTGCTCAGAATTTTACAAATCCTAAAAGGATTCCATTTACTGGAACTGATTTAATTAAACAGGGTCCTAGAAGTCCTTTACCAGATTCTCCACAAAAACCAAGAGTATCTCCTGGACAAATGGAGATTCCTTTTGGTAAACCACCAACAGGTACAACAACTAAAGTACCTGGATCTAAAGTGAGGGGGGAAACTGGAAATAGTGGAACTCCAGGAAGATCCCCTAAACCATATTCTGGAACAACATCCCCATCGGCAAGAGTTGAACCTGCAGGGGCGGGAAATTCTCAACAAACAGCATCAAAATCTGCTCCTAGTCGTACTCCAGCAGATTTGCAAAAGACTTTAGCAGATAGGAAAGCAAAAAGAGCGGCGGAAGAGGCAGCAAAGGCAGCAAAAGGTGGAGAATTAGCACTTCGTCCACAAGGTTCATCTTCTACTGTTAAAACAGCAACAAAAACTGCAGGAAAAGGTATTCTTGGAAAAATTGCAGGACCTGCATCGGCAGCATTAGATACGGCACTTTCTACTGCTGACGAAAGATCAAAAGGATCTGGTTGGGCAAGATCACTCGCTAAAGGTGCTACAGTTGCTGCTGGAGGTTTATTAGGTGGAACTGCTGGTGCGATTGGTGGCGGTGGTGTTCTAAGTGCTGCCACAGGAACTGCTGGTGCTCTTGCTGGTGGAGCTGCAGCAGAAAAAGCATTTGATGTTGCCGCTGGCGCAAATGCTGTTCAAAGAAAGGCAATTGCAACTGCTAATCGTAAATCGCAAGCAGGGGGTGCAATCAAAGGTATTGGTGGACCTACCAGTTTTGATACCAAAAAGAATACTATTATGAGTGGTGGAAAAACAGCACAGTTAGGTAAGACTTCTGTTGTTACTAATCCTAAAACTGGTAAGCAAGAAGTTGGCAATCTTGCATATAAGAATGGTCAAGCAGTTTACAAGAGATCAGATACTAAGAGTCTGGCGCAGACATCCTCCAATCCATTAGAAAGAATTGGTAGAACAATGTTTGCTGGTGCATATAAGAAATCTGATGCTGCGAATGCTGCCGCGAAACTTAATCAGGCACGACAGTCTGATTCTGCCCGCAATAAGGCACTCGGAGTGAAAATGCTTCCCGGCAAATAAGATATGTTACTGAGGAGGGTTGACACCCTCCTTTTTTTTATGTAAAATGTATCGAGAGTATTCAACTATCAAATGAATAAAGACAAACTAAAACTCCTTGTTCGTAATCTAGAACTTCTTGTAGATTCTTTGAAGGCGGAAGTTTATTCTGATGTTTCTTCATATCGATATGAAGAAATTGCACATAAGAACTTAGATTATGATGAAATTTTCGAGGATGATGATGACTGATAGGGCAAAAAAATTAATTAAATTATTGGAGAGATTGGTAAAACAAGAACACTTGTATTCTGATTCTCAACTCAAAGAAATGAAATCGCAACTGAGACTTGCCAAAGAAGAACTAACAAAACTTGAAGCACAAACATCAAAGGGATTTAAATGAACCAAATCGTAAAACTTATTCAAGTAACTCCTGATGCAGAAAGGCATATTGCTTATTGTGCTCGTGTAAGTAATCCAAAAAATCAAGAGAATGATTCTTTTGAAGGATTGCTTAAATATTGTATCAAGAATCAACACTGGAGCATCTTTGAACATGCATTCCTTACAGTTGAGATTAATACCTCGCTTGCAATTGCTACGCAAATCCTCAGGCATAGGAGTTTTACTTTTCAGCAATTCAGTCAGAGGTATGCCGATAGTACAGAACTTCAACTTGAAATTCCTATACCTGATTTGCGGAGACAAGATACAAAAAATAGACAAAATAGTACAGATGATCTTGGAAGTGATCTAAAAGAAACTATGAGTTTGATGATCAAAAAGCATTTTGAAGAGAGTTTGAATATTTACAATCTTCTTCTTGCTCAGGGTGTTGCCAAAGAATGTGCTCGTTTCGTGCTTCCACAAGCGACTATGACACGTCTTTATATGAGTGGGAGTATTCGCTCCTGGATTCATTATATCGACCTTAGAGCGGGGCACGGAACTCAATCCGAGCACATGGAGATTGCAAATCTTTGTAAGAATATATTTGTAGAGCAATTTCCAACTATTTCATCTGCTCTTGAATGGATGCAATAAATAATCATATACATTATTTTGACAAATGGCAATTTATCCGATCAGGCATATAGAAACAGGTGAGACGAAAGTGATTGAAATGAGCGTTCATGATATCACGCAGTGGTATAACGACAATCCTGAATGGTCAAGAGATTGGAGTCAGGGATGTGCGACTCCAGGAGAGGTTGGAGATTGGCGAAATAAGTTGATCTCTAAGCATCCCTCATGGAATACTGTTTTAGATAATGCAAGTAAAGCACCTAAATCCACAGTCAAAAAAATCTAACATGTCAAGAAGAAAAAGGGCTAATGATCCGCAACCTGGTGGAGATATTGCATCCCGTCAGACAAAACGAAAAAAAGCACTTGGAAATGACTATTTACTAGATATTGAACCAAAAACTGAGAATCAAGAAAAATTTTTTGATGCATATGCTGAAGGTAAACATTTAGTTGCCTATGGATGTGCAGGAACCGGCAAAACTTTCATAACACTCTATAATGCTCTTCGTGAAGTTCTTGATGAAAGAACACCTTATGAAAAAATATATCTGGTTCGTTCTTTAGTTGCCACCAGAGAAATTGGTTTCCTTCCCGGTTCTTATGATGACAAATCTGACATTTATCAGATTCCTTATAAGAATATGGTGAAGTATATGTTTCAGATGCCTTCCGATGTTGATTTTGAGATGCTCTATGGTAATCTTAAATCTCAGGAAACTATTAAGTTCTGGAGCACCTCATTCTTAAGAGGCACCACACTTGATAACTCGATTGTGATTGTAGATGAATTTCAAAACTGTACGGCACATGAGTTGGATTCAATTATTACCCGTGTTGGTGAGAACTCTAAGATTATGTTTTGTGGAGATGCTACTCAGTCCGATCTACAGAAGACTAATGAACGCAATGGAATTATTGATTTCATAAGCATCTTGCGTAAAATGCCATCTATTGATATAATAGAGTTTGGTGTTGATGATATTGTTCGTTCTGGACTTGTCAAAGAATACATCATTGCGAAAATTGAAGCAGGATTTTAATGTTCAATCATGTTGATTTGACTCTCCCAAAACTTGAACGGGAGACTATAGATGGTATTCGATATTATAAAGTTCCTGATGAAGATGAGATTCTAAAACTTTTTTCCATCACTTCTGTTACAAGTCATTTCAATAAAGAAATCTTTGTGAAGTGGCGGAAGAAAGTTGGTGATCAGGAAGCAGACCGTATCACAAAACTTGCAACAAGTCGTGGTACGGATATGCATACTCTTACTGAGTATTTTCTGAAAAATGAAGATCTTCCTACGGACATTCTTCCAATCTCAGAGTTTCTGTTTAATATTGCAAAATCAACTCTCAAGAATATAAATAATATCTATTCTCTTGAAGGTTCCCTATATAGTAAGCAATTAGGTATTGCTGGTACAGTTGATTGTATTGCCGAATATAATGGCGAATTAGCGATCATTGACTTCAAGACTTCCAAAAAACCAAAACCACGCGAGTGGATTGATCATTATTTTGTTCAGTGCTGTGCTTATGCGGCCATGCTTTATGAACTGACTGAGATACCAGTCAAAAAATTTGTTATCATCATGTCATGTGAAAATGGAGAATGTGTAGTTTATGAAGAATACGACAAAGCAAAGTACCTTAAATTGCTCGTCCAATATATTAGAAAATTTGTTGGAGATAAACTTGAGCATTATGGAACCAAATAAAGAATTAGAACAAGCAATAGAGGATAAGTTTCTGACTCCCTCCAAGTTTTCTTTAGAAGTGGAAAAAATTGTTGCAGAAGAAAATATGAACTATATTGATGCCATTTGTCATTATTGTGAAATTAATGGTATTGAAGTTGATTCTATTACTAAACTTATATCTAAACCCCTTAAAGAGCGGTTGAAATATGATGCTATTAATTTAAATTTCATGAAGAAAACTTCGAGAGCAAAACTTCCCCTATGAGTCCTTTTGAGACCTATCAACATTATCTTTCTCTCAAAAGTCATTTCACGAATCCAAAATATGATTTCTTTAAGTATGGTGGAAAGTCCAGAGCAACTCTGACTTCTTTTAACAAACGCAAAGATAAATATTTTTTCGAGAAATCTTCAAGGAAATATTCTGATAAGGAAATTGTTGATTTTCTTGTATCAAATTTTGTTGCCACAGATAACCCACAAAACATATGGATTGGAGAAATTATAAATTCCGGAGAAAAAACATACGTCGAGTGGATGAAACGACAGCAGAGTTTGACTTACTTGTTCAAAGAACAATCGGAAGAATTGTTCTCGGAAATAAAATTAGAAGATGCATTCAATTGTTCGAAAGGTCATCCACCAATTCTAAAAAAATTCCTGAGTGGGAAGATTGGTATTGAAACTCTGGTGATTTATGATATAATCTTTATGTTCGGGAATGTGTTTGATAAGAAACTACTAGACCCAGTTTGGGAAACTGTAAGCTTAAAAATCAAGAAATACAAACCCTTTATACAAGTAGACATTTTTAATTACAAAAAAATATTAAGGGACATTATTTCATAATATTGGGCAGCAAAGTCGGGTAGGGGTATTTGACTTGCGTAAGTCCCGATTTTATTGTATAAATTGACTATTTTTATAATATGTGATAAAATAAATACAGACATATTCCAGTA